TCCAACCGCAATGCGGGCGACTTCAACTCGCTCTCCAACGCAAACAAACTCAGCCAACCTGTCGCCGTCCGATCCAGCAAGAGATCCGCTAAGGGCACTTGCTACCGCGCCAGTATCGAGAATCGGCATCAATTTACCGAGAACACCAGAATTGATATACATTTTATCCCCCTATTACGCTGAACCGAAGTAAATGACCTTGGCTTCTCCTGCGTTCGCAGTATCCCACACAAGACCAAAATCCATGATTCCGTACCAGGCGACAGCCTTCTGGCGACCGAAGTCCCCAGGAATGCCAGCGCGAAGCTCAGGATCAAGAGCCACGGCCATAACAACAGAATCAGCACCGAAGAAAAGCGCCTCACCGACAGCACTGCCGGAGCCTACGCTATTAGACAAAGCTGCGTTGTTGTTGGTTTCGATGAAACGGATGTTTTCAATTCTTCCAACTTCACCGTTATATTTCGACTGAGGATCGGTGTACTTATGCCAATCTTCCCAAGCCGGATCGCTCAAAAGGCCACGCTTTGCCTTGGTGGAAACCAAAGCGATATAGTCGTCGCCTTCGTATGGAGGAATCAGGTAGGTCTGATACATCAGATCCCTGATTGCTTCAACGTGTGCCACGCTCAGGTTGTTGCTTGCAGTTCCTGAAAAAGTCCCCGCAGTGCCAAGCTGAATCGTGCTTACGGAGTTTGAGTTAACTCGGAGCTTTGCAGTTTTAAATGCAGAAGCACAAGCAGCATCAAGAATGAGCCGCATTTGCTTCATCAGTTCCTTCTGCACAATCGATTCCATATCGAATTTCGACAGGTCATCAGAAAGCGAAGTATAAGGAACCGCACGACCCCATTCAGACACAGTGATTGACACGGTGCTGATGGTCATCGAGTCTTCTGGAATCTTCAGGCCTTCCTGAAGTTTCCCGCTCGTTGGAATGGCGAGGTTAGAAACACGAGCAATGGTGATCGACTCGCCAGATTTACGTCCATAACCCGATTCAGGTCGTACGAATTGCATGAACTTACTCTCTGCCACAGCCGCCGAACGGAGGTCTGCGGAGAGAGAGAAGTTCTTGTACGTCCCTGAAGGGGCGTCAAAAGTCCACTCGAAATTAGCCATTTATCCTCCAGTTGATTAGTTACTTTCTCTTACTTTGAATTTTTCTTAGCTGGCTAACAAAGTCAACGGGTGCGGCCTTAGTTTCTTGAACTTTTGGTGCGCTGCCGGTGTTTCCTGAGGCAACCCTGGCCTGACCAGAGGGTAACTCCTGCTTATTTCCATTTGTTTTACGGAACCTTACCAGTGTTTCTCTAGTATAATCAGCCAAACGACTTGCAGCCTGATCGGGGTGAAGTGCCCTAAGTTCATCCCAATGCTTGTTCATTGCAAAATCAACTAGGTCACGATCTTCAGATAAGTCCTTATTTTTGCTATAGAAACCGTCCCACCATTGACGCTCGGCCTGCTTTGCCTGGTCTTCTGCTCTAATTTTTTGAACAATTTCTTGCTCGTGAAGTCTAAGCGCGGCGTCTGGATCTTCAAAAATAAGTTCGGAAGCCTTTTTCTTGGGCGCTTCTGGTTGGGGGGCTTGTTGAGTCTGTGCGGTATATCGCTCTCTCTCGAGGGTTTCGGTATATTTTGCAAGCTCATCAACGGTAGAAAACTTCTTTCCACCTAAATAAATAGAAGATTCTTTTTGTTCTTCTGCGGTGGTTTCTACAGCTTTTACGTCCGTTTCCTTTTCGGTAGCAGTCGTTTCAAATGGATTCTTTGCAGTGCTCTCAACCGTTTCTGAAGTGTTCATTCAATAGCTCCTTTTCTGTTTTCTCACCCTTGAGAATGTCCCTTTTCAAAGCAGTCTCAAGCTCTTCCAGTGCGGAAATCCCGCCCAAATGTTTAGCGTAAATTTGAGGATCTAATGGTCCAACCTTGGTCTCTGCCAAAAGCCTATTTAAATGCCTCTCTTTGTGCTGCTTTAAATAACTTTCAATAGTATCAAAGACCAAACGAGCCATTCGGCTATCGTTTAGGACCTTGATCTTATCCATTAGACATTTCCACCGGCTACGGCCCTGCTTCCAGGAAACTCAGTCCGAGGAATGCCCTGCTGAACCACATCGGGATTAAGTGGTCCTGTTGCTGCCTGTGGAATCTGACTTTGCATGTCTGGGGTCATTCCAGGCTGGGCAGCTCCTTGTGCCATTAGTTCAGGTCCCATTTGCATAAGAACCTGGTCAATTTCGTCTTGCTCAATCCTTCCTGGCTCAACATCCAGGGATCGAACAATTTCACCAAGCAATTTATCAAAGCTAAACTTCTTAGTGAAAGCCTCAACCAACACCTCGCTAGATCCAATGGTCTGCAATAGTGTAGTTAGTTTTCTAAAGTCCTTTTGCTTATTAAGAGTTTGAGAAACCCCATAAACCTTAAACTTATGGCCCAAAGAGGTTTGGGCAAACCTTTCTTCAGGAGTTAAAACCGCGAGTCTATTTGCGGGCTCAATACCAATTAGGGCGGGAATTTCATCATCATCCATGTCATTTGAGTTTTGCATGATGGTTTGCCATGCCAAATCCAAGATTGGTTGAATGAACTCGGACTCGATAGACTTTGCAATCCCAGCAAACATAGCAGTAATACTTTGTGATGCCTCAACCACTTCTGTAGCTTTTACTGCTCGAGATGGCATAGATCCAAGGCGGAGATCACTTGTCATGGCGGTCTGTGCAAACTCAGAGTTAATTAAATTAAACATATTTAAAGCCTCTGGGCTTAAGGCTCCTTCATCCACTCTCTGAATAACTTGTCCACCAGGAGGGCAAGCGGCAGAAACCCTAAGCGTCATGCCAGGTCGAACTCCATCAGCCACTTCGCGGTCATCCTCGAGCCAATCGGTGCGAATCTGTTTGATTCCGAATACGCTCATCATTCCAGCATCTACCATGAGGTTATAAAGCTCGTTCATGGCAATATTGTGGCGCGTAGCCCCATCCATTGGCGCTCTATGCCAAACACTAAAGGGAACACGAACAATGGGCGATACCACAAATGGATTCTTTCCATGCCAAAATGGATTTGGCTTTGGAGCAGAAATTAAAATCGTGTCATTAGCCACAGTCCAAGTGACGTTCTTGTAAAGAACCTTGCCAGTTACTGGTTCAATAATAGAACCCCAGCACTCTGTTAGCTTTACTCTAACTCTATAATCAGAATAAGTTGATGATTGGTCAGTTTCACGGTTTTTTGTGCTTTTCGGATCGTAATACTGGTCATAAGGGTAAGAAGTTAACCCCTCTACCTTTGACTTGTCGTAAAGAGGGTTTTCTCCTTCGCACATAGCCAATACGTCGGCCTTATCAAGCCACATATTTTGACAAACATATAAATTAGATCCAGTAGGATCTGGATAAAAATCTTCTGGCCTAACTAGGTCAATGGCCAGTTCCCAAACATCTTTTTCAGACATTAGGAGAGTGGTTTTTTTTCTGTTATCTACATATTTAACTTCTGTAGAGAATTCCTGTTTGGGAACCATTTTTCCGTGAACTTTGGCAATCATAAGCGAAGCCAATGCGCCGGTTTTAATCGAATCTCCAACAAAAGACATTAGCTTTGCTTTTTCTAATTGCCGCTGCAAAAGCAGATAAATGTCATCTGTGTTAATTACCTGGTTTTTTGCTCCAGGGAGTCGCTCAACACTAAACCACTGGCCCATGTCGATAAGACCCTGAGTAACGAAATTACTCATTTGCTCTACAGCCATTTGCTGCTTAGGCAAAAACTCCTGAGACTGTCCTGGTCGCTTGTGGCTGTAGTCCTGCTTGTGATGGAAAATGTCGTAATTAAGGCGATTAAGCCGCATCCTGTCTCGCTTCGCCTCGTAAGCCTCGCGCATGTACCCCTGGGTGGTTCTAACTACAATCTTTTCAATGTCTTGTGCCATTTTTGATCGGCTCCGTTGTTTGTGCTGTTATATCTTAGGTCTGGAATCGGCGCTTTTCCAGTCCGATTTTTAGTCTTAAAAAATCCGCTCATAGCATACTGTAGAGCGTCGTGAACGTCGCTATATTCGTCTTTTATTGGTCTTGCCTTATTTGGCTCAATCTCAAATGCCTTTTCTGTATACCTATAGCCCCCCGCGAATCCCTTTACTAGGATCGGAGCATGGGCCTTGTCGATCACAAAACACGGGCCTTCTTTGTTTTGCTTAATAAGCATTTGTTCAACTGAACCTCGCCTAGGCTCCCAAAGCATTTCTCCTGGGAACAGTCTTTTGAACCCGCGCTTAAGCCAAACCGTTGCGTAGGTTCGCTCATCAACATCGCGCTTGTTAAAACCAGACGGGTCCATGTAGCAGAGGAAATCCCTCTCGTAGTTACTCCATTCGGGATAATGCACCGAAAGGTAGTTTGTAACTTTTTCAATGAACCTTTCAGCCCCCATGTTCTCGGCCCTAATCTCGTCCATGACCACAAACTTTTGGCCCTGCATTTGGCAGATAACCACAGCGGCATGAAGTCCTTGGTCAATTCCAAGAATAAGCGGCAATCCAATTTCTGGAAGAACCCTATCTTTGGTTGTGTGCAGTTTATCTGAAAAATCTGGGTATACTGGCTTTCCAACAAAAGTGTCCCACTGAAGATCGTATTCCTGACGAAATTTACCGACCGTCATAGAAGACTTAATTGCATCCAACCACTCAGGATTTTGCTTTTTTGGGTCGGCTGAATAGTGAAGCTGATAAACAATAAACTTGTTTTTGCTATTCTGCCAAACCTCGACACCCTCCATTGGGAATCGGCCACAGGGAAGCTCGAGCTTTTCCGATGTTTCTCCATCCTGAAGCTCATCAAAAACGATGCGCTTAAAGAATCCAGGCGCGGGCGAGGAGATGAGCGTCATCCTGCCTCCGCCTTCGATTGTAGGCACAGAGGCCGAGTACGCCTGCTCTGCGTTGTCCCAGAATGCAGCCTCGTCAAAAAGCATCCCGGAGAAAGTGAACTGACGAAGCTGATCCGCGCCAGATGGGAAGCCCAAGATTCGGCTTTGAAGCTCAGGAAATGATAATTCTCCAAACTTAAACTGCCATTTAGGAATAAGCTCCTTAGGCAAAAACTCGGTGTCCATGTTGTCTAAGATAAACCTGGCTCTCTCGAGAAGTTCGTGCGAGTCGTCTTCTTTCTTAGAAACAAATGCTTGCTGTCTTCCGACGTTAAACATCGTATCCCACAAGTAGAGCACGATGTTGGTCCAGCTCATCATCATTCGGCGAGACTTTGGCACCACAATCTTGGGGTACTTTTGCCAAAGCCTCATGTAGAGCTTCTGATAGGCAAGATTTGATGGAAAAGGCTTAATGGGGTTTTTGCGATCAACTTCGTCCTTGGTTCGCACCATTTTAGTTGCAAACACCCAAGGATCTGATCGAACTGCTTTAAATCTTTCTAAATATTCTGAGTGTGTGGGCATAGAAAGAAAGGAGGCCGATTTCTCGGCCCCCACGAATTACTTCGTCTTCTTTTTTGCGGTTGCCTTTTTAGCTGCTTTAGCTTTCTTGGCGACCTTTTTGGTCATCTTGCCGTACATATCAATCTCCATGTTGTTCTAACGATACTTTTGTAGCGTCTGGATTAACTTTCAGCATTTTTTGTTTTGCTTCAAGTTTTTTTTGCGCCGCTTCTCTTTCTTTTAAAACTAAAACTTTTCTTCTCTCCTCACACAATTCTATTGTTCTAGATAATAGAATATGAGCCGTCTGATATCGGTGCATGAAAAGCGTTCCCTTCATCATGTATTGAAATCTTATTCTGACATAACGAAGCAAAGACCTGACCACTATTTGCAAATATTGCCAAACCATTGGGTTCTCCTAGTAGCAGGGCACATCGTATGTACCCTTAATAAACTTGTAGTAATTCTGAACTTCCGAAGTAGAAAGCTCGTCGATAAAACAACTAATTCTTGCAATGGATAATTGCTGTGATCCCAAAACAAGGCCTGATCCTATTTTAATAAGAGTTGAATTTGTGTTGTCTGTTTTTAGTGATGACAATAGCGAAAAATCTCCGGCTGGTTTTCCGTTTACTTCAAGAGAAATGACTCCTCCAGTGTAATCAATTTTGGCCCTCACAATAAAAAGCTCTGAAATGTCGTAATCTATTGCGAACTGATATTGCTGCGGTGTTGGCTCTGAGTCTTGCTGTCTTAGGTAGATCTCGTGCTTTCCTGAGCTAGTCAGAGAGTATGTAAACCTTTCTGCTCCGGTTCCTGTTGTAATAGTAAATACGTCTTGGTCGTTAAATGCTCTTGCCGAAAGAGTGATAAATATGTCTGCTTTGGATTTGTCTTGTAAAACATCAAGAGCATCCGTTGTGGTTCGATAGTGAACGTCTGTCCCATCAAAATAACAAATGCTTGGGGCTCCTGCATTAGACTTTGTCATCCCAGGTATATTCCCATAGTACGTTACGGGAACTTTAGTAATTACAGTCTGTCTGACCTCGCCTCCGACAAAAACATCAGACTCTCTTAATTTGCTAACGTCATCTTTTTCAGAAAAAAGTTCAGGCCCAGATGTAAAATATCCGTTATTTGGGACTGGATTATTCGGAAACGTGAAAAAATTTTCTGACGCAATGCCAGGTTCTATTGTCGCTTGAGATAGACCAGCAGGATTGACTAGTGAGGTTCCTTCTCCAATTCGGTCTGGAATAAACGTCCCAGATGAGTCTACATTTTTCCAGTAGCAAACATTTAATTTATCGTCTACAAACGCATCAGAAGACCTGAATTGCTCCCAGTTCAGTCCAGATCCTGAGTTATACAGCGTCGTCATTATGTTGGCCGGCCCTGTTCCAACATTCCGTTGTTTTCTTAAAAAGAATTGGTCAATCGTAGAGTTTAAAAAATTGGCGCTTGCTAAAGCGTTTGCGCCTACAGTCATAGGCGCATTATCAACCCGCCTTGCTCCATTGAAGCTATAAGATCCCCTAAGCACCGTGTCTAAAAATATATCTACACCAAACCTGTTTGGATTTGTTTGTGTGCAGTTAAGAGTAACCATTGTTTTTGTTCCGACTGGCAAAGCAGCCGTAGCAAAAGCGGTTTGAACTGCGCCTCCGGTCGTGTACGTCTGGAAGTTAATAACACCAGTGGCCGATATCCAAAGATCATAGTCAAATAGACCGCTTACAAGACCGTCAGTTTTACCGATGATGAATTGGTTTACTCCGGTGTTATTGTACCAGACCCAAAAATTGATAAAAAATCCTGGGTTTGCTCCCAATCTGCTTAAATTAAATTTTGTTAATGCAGACTCATTTTCAAGTTGCATTGGGCTATTTTGAAACTTAATCCCAAGCGTATTTAGCTGCATCCATTCTGGATTGAATTCCAGATGCGCCGATTTTGAGCTAAAAAGTATAGGCTCCTCCGGTGCCATTCCAGCCGGATGCCTTTTTTCTCGCCCTCTTCTAATCATTTTAGTCCTGAATAATTGCCAGAGTCAGCCTTAATGCACTACCAGATGCAAAAGTAATTGCGGCATTCGTTACGGCCACAACATAAATAGACTGGCTTGTAACATCATCTGACTCAATATTTAAACCGACATTATTCACGACAGCGGCAGATCCAGAGGTGGATCCAAATTGAAAATAATCTGATTTGTTAATGTTTATTGAACCAATAAATCTTTGAGCCATTTCCGTTGTGCTAACAGGCAGCGCGTTACCGTCAACGATTGATGCACTTGGGGCTTGCTTAAAAAACAACAAGGTCATTGGAACCGTGTTATTTGATGCGTCCGTCAAAAAAACAGAGGTAACCATCCCCGTTCTGTTTACTGCTCTCAGCGCAAGCGGAATGGTGATCAGAGAACCAATACATCTAGCTGCCGCGTATGAAGATGCTGAGTTATTAATCAAAATGTTAGAATAAAATCTAACTTTTGAGCTGACCTCTACCCTGCCCATCAGAGAATCTCGAAGTCGATAATGATAGTAAAATCGCTTACAGATGCGGGTGTGATCGCCGTTCTTGTCAGAACAGCTACCTTTACAACTCCGGCTGCACTGCTATTTACGGTCAGATTATTTGGATGAACGGTTGCCATTCTGATCGTTCCGCTTCCAAGAACATCGGTAATCCATGCACTAGCAGGAACTTGTTCCACGAATGTTACGCAATTTTGAAGATCCGCAGTGCTTACGTTGCATGCTTGATTGATGCCATTTGTGATCGCCACGTTGTCTTTAAAAAAGATAAAGTCTAATGCCGGAGCAGATGCCGCAAGATTTACAATAGTAATGCTTTTAATAGCGGCGGTTAAGTTTGGTGGAACAAATGGCCCCTGAATCGTAAAAGGAGCGCAAAGCATCCTGTTGGGTGTATATGCGCTTGCTTGAACCGCTGGAGTTAGTCTGAATTGATAGTCATATTTTACCGGGTTGCCCATTACTTTGTCTCCTTAGTCTGATTGTCAGTATCCAATATATTGAAGTCAGCTTCAATAGTGGTCGTCACCTGACCACTTTCATCCATCTTCTGAATTAAATCTTTAATTAAACTATGAGAAACCTCTACTTGCTGATTGGGCTTCCCAAGTGCTCGATCCATAAACTTGAATGCGGCGTCCACTCTGACCGAAGTCTTTGTCTTTCTACTCATCATTGCGTTTACTGCAATTTTGACTGCTTGCGGTAGAATGCTTTCAAACATTTTGGCTGGCTCGGTCACGAAAATTTCATTTTGAATCCGCTCGATCTCTTCTTGGGCGCTTTGAGACCTAAGAACCCTATATACCTCGTCAATGCTTCCGCCTACGGCTGCGGAAATGTCCTTATTCTTAAAGCCAATGGCTTTCAGGTAGCAAATGATTCTGGCCCTGTGCTTGTCTCTAGCCTTAAACGCCGTGGGCATATTGGGAGTTCCCTTGTAGCCCACAATCTCTGTTTGTGCCTTTGCCTCTTCCACTCTATCAGTGATTGGCTTGGCAAAATCCTTTAGGTCAAGTCCCTTTTTTTCATCAGCCATTATAATTAACCTAATTGCAACAGTGTTAAATGAAAACAATTTTGTGGGCGGGGTGGAGGGATTTGAACCCTCGACAAGCCCACCGCTCGTCAGCCGTGTGCTGCTCTATCCACTGAGCTACACCCCCCATAAAGTATATTAACCCGATTGATTCGACATTTTCTTACCACCCACAGGATATTTTGTGGCAACAAGCCGTCTCATAGGGGAGGGAGCCATGAATCACGCATATCCACTAATTGCTCCAGGCGACATTCAGGACATTGAGGGAATTACCCCTCTGGCAATCGTTCTATACGCGAATCTATACGGGTTGATGCAGGTCTCAGGCTACTGCTGGGCAGGGAACGACTATCTTTGTGCCAGAATGCGTGTGTCCGAAAGGACACTCCAGAGAACACTCTCACTTTTATCAAAATTGGGGCTCATAAGGGTCGAGGTTCAGGGTAACCAAAGGCGGATCTATTCTACCCCGTCACCAGTGGCGACCCCGTCACAGATGGCGACCGCCCCCGTCACGGATGACGGGCTACCCCCCCCCTTATCTTCTAATAATAAAAAAAGAGAATTAAATAAGGCAAAGTTTCAAATTGAAATCGAAGAGGCATTTAGGGGCTACCCAAATCGAAAAGGCAAAACCAAAGGAATTGAACGCCTGGCGTCACAGATCAAGACCGATGCTCAGATGCAGGATCTTAAAACAGCAATTCAGAACTATGCCCTTGAATGCAAAGACAGAGATCCGCAATATATTAAACATTTTTCAACATTTGCAAATTGCTGGCAAGACTACCTAGAAGTTACTCCGCAGAAAAAACAAAGCTCCGATTGGATTGCCATGAAACTGGTTGACGGCCAGATGGTTCCCATGACAGATAACTGACAAAGCCAAAGTGGAGGAGCCATGAAGGTAGGAATTCAACCAACTCAGTACGAACACGTTGCAGATGCTCTCGGAGATTCAATCTCTGAGATCCTTAAGCCGGAGCCCTCGGTCAGACTCTATGACTTCCCGAACTTTTCCCACCTAACGGGAGGGTTCCGGCCTAAGGAATTCACAATCCTCTGCGGCAGCACAGGCACAGGAAAAACCACGCTCCTAGCAAATTGGTCGAACTCCCTTGTCGGCCAGGAGGTTCCCCACTTCGTCGCTTCCGTAGAAACCGGCAGACATGATTTTGTACGAAGAATTATCTCGGCGCGTGTCCGAAAAGACTGGAACACTGGTGACATCGTATCAGTTCAAGAGGTTAAAAAGTACCTAACCGAGCTGGAGATCGACCGTCTTAAAAAAGCTAGACTGTATCTTTCTCTATACGAAAACAGATTCAGCATTAGCCAGCTTCTCAATGACCTTGACTACATGGTGAAAACACATGGGGTTAAAGTTGCGTTTATCGACAAT